GTCGTCGCCGTCTTCCTGCGTGTCAGTTGGTGTTTGTGCCATGACTTACTCCTTATTTAGCCCCGGGTGATGCCACGGGGATCTTCGACAACGCCTTCAACGGAGTCGTCATTAATTAATCGAAATGCCCGGTCGTGGATCGTGACGCGCGACCCTGAGTGAGGGCGCACCAAAACGAAATCCCCTTCCTTGCAATACGGACCGCTCGGGAACCTTGATGCGTCGGTATAACAGTCAGGCCCCATAGCCACGACAAATAACACCGTGGTCAACGCGGCTTCGTCCTTAACAGTCTTGTCAGCTTTAATGAGCCCACTGTCAAACTTAGCCTCGATCTCCGGCACCGCGCAAAGAATCCGATACCCCGACGGCTGCGGCAATTGTGTTGCTGCTTCTGGGACTTCTGCGACTTCCGGCGGACCCGAGTCGATGTGCCCCTCAATTTTAAATTCCACACCTGCAAATTCCATACTAATATTCCTCGACGTTTTGTTGTAACTCTTTGACGTACAATTTAACCCAACTTAGCCCCTTCAATACTCCACAGAGATGTTGATACTCCGCGTATGTCGTCGTGCCGCCACGAACGATGTCTTCTTGCACGACCGCGATGCGGTCATCGAGTTTCTCTAGAATCAATTCTAATATATTCATTTAGTCACCTTAGCTTTGGGCTTGTCTTTTGGCTTCATCGCAACGGCGTGGGTTTGGTCTTGGGTTTTCATCGCAGCGGCGTTGGCGTGTTCGCGCCCTTGGGTTGCGGCAGCGTGGTTCTGATCTTGGGCTTTCATTGCAGCGGCGTGATCTTGAGTTTTATTTAGTGTGTTGTCCGTTTGCTCAAGTTTAATCCCATCTAGCAACGTTTTGACGCCTAGCATCTTATCCCGGTGCTCGCCGTCTTCCTCACTCTTTGCGGCATCCATCATTAATTTGGCGCGTTTGAGCTCCAACTCAACTTTATCCACCGCCATCTTGTTCTCTATTTCTTTACCCTTCAGAGCCAATTCTTCCCGTTGAAGGACGTTCAACGGATCTGCCGCTTCCGCCTGCTGCGCCTGTTGCTGCGCCTCCGCTTGGTTCTTCTGCGCTAACTGTGCCGATGCCTGCGCCACAAGTTTCGATAACTGCACCTCCACTTCCTCCGGCAACTTCTCGTCCACCGGGGGCAACGGAACGCCCAACTGCTCCTCAATCTGACGCCGATAAGCAAACCCAATATGTTCTGCAACATGGGCCATCGCCGCCGCTGCAATAGACGGCCCTTGGGGATTATTCTCAAGCAGTGCGCCAATCTTCGGGTCTTGGGCCGCTGCCATATGCACCGAGATATGCGACTCGTGGTCTTGGTACATAAACGCCTTAACCGGCTTGCCTGCCAGTATTGCCATGTTCTCGGACACCGGATCTTTCGGGGCGAGGTCATCATCCGTCGGAATGATCTTCCCAATGTTTTTAATCCCCAAAACCTCCAACATCTGACGGTGTAACTCCGGCATGTCGTAAATCTGCGGCGAACCCTGCGCTAACTGCATGACCGCCTGATATTGGGTGACTTTCTGCGCCATCGTAGACGCATTCGGGTCGGATACCGGGATGACCTCCACCACATCATAGTCCGCCTGCTTCGCCCGACGGTCCCCCTCTTCAGGCTCGTAGGTGTACTCTTTTGGCGTATAATCGCGGATTATCACCGCTAATAGCTTAAATTCGCGCTTCATTGCGTAGTGAATGCGCGCCTGTACCGACGACATCACCTTCAACGTCCGCTCTAAAATAGCCAGCGTTGTGCCCACCGGAGCCTGTGCCGACATATCACTAACATTCAAGTCCGTGGTAGACGCGAACTTCCGCCCCTCATCCACGATATTCTGGAGCAGCGTGAATAATACCTGTGACGGCTCTTTATAAGGGAGCGTCATAATATTGTCTTTAATGGTCCCCGACGCCACGTCCACGTCCCGGAACTCGCCCGGAGCGATCGGCGTATCGTCCCCTTTAATCCGCATTCCCTTGGTTTTAAACCCCCCGGGGAGGTTAGATAGGGTACCTGCATCGACTAACTGGCGAATAAGGGAGGTGCCAGACTTCGCAAAAGAGCCTAAAAGATGCACTAAACCGAACGCATAGAACCCAAAACCGGGGATATAAGGGTAATGTACAAAGTGTTCGCGCTTAACCATACGCTTATCTTCGGGTACCCAGTTGCGATAAATCGATAATACGGTCTGGCTACCCTTCTCAATAGTGACGATATAGGGCCGCGCAATCGCTCCCATCTCCATATCGTCGTCGTCATCGCCGTCAGTCTCCTTGTCATGCTCGTCATATTCCTCTAAATCGAGGTTTACGTGCATCTCTAAGAGCTTAAATCGGTCGTCTGAAGTGGCATTAAACCCCATATTCTCGGCAATTTTCTTCTCTACGCTGTCCAAATCGCCTTTAGTGGGGTTTCCGAGGTCCACATCCACGTAAAAACCCGAGGATTGCAGCTTTAAGACCTCATTTTTGGTCTTTCGCATCACATGAGTGACGCGCTCAGCGGTTTCTAGGTTCGACGCGCCGTAGGGCACGACCAAATCTTCCGCCGGGACGTATAGCGCTACTTGCCGCTCCAACGCGGGGTCGTAATACACCTTTTTAAAGGCATTTCCGCTCAATCCTAGGCCCCATAAGAGTCTTTCTTGCTCTGGGCGGTACTCCGTCATGACTTCCATGAGTTGGAAGTTCATATCGTTCGTGACATTTATGGCCGCTTGCTTCTTCGCCGGAGTTTCTTTGCCAATAATGATGGCCTTTACCGGCCCCGCCGCTGGGAACGTAGACATAATCGTCTCAGCTTGGAACTTCACCAGCGCCTCACTCAAAAGCGGGTGGAATACCCCGCACGCGCCCGGCCACGGCTCGGTACGATTCTCGATCCGTAGCCCTAAAAGCTCTAGGCCATCAACATAGGTCTGCAACCAGTCTTTGCGCGACATCGCGTCGTCGTCGAACGACTCCAACAGGTCATCGGCCAGCGACTGCAACGCCTTTTCTGACATGTCCTCGGCAAGGTTCTTGTAAAACTCCTCGGTCAGGGGGTCGTCGCTGTTGATCTTCGGCTCGCCCATGAGTTCCGCCATGTCGAACTCCATCCCCTCTTCCTCGGGGGCCACGTCTTCCTCCGGCATCTCGATGTCCAACGGCGCTAGGTCTGCGTCAGGTGGCATCTCGATGTCCAACGGTTCTTGGTCTGGTGGCGGCATGTGAATTCCTTAGTAATACGGTTTACGATTTGGGTTGCGGATGTACGTGTCCATCTCGTCTTCGTCTAACGTGGTGCGGATATACCCGCCTTTCCGAAAACGCATTAGCGCCATTGAAACGCTGTCCACGTAATCGTCATGTTCCCCTGCTGGGAAACTTGCCACTTCCTCAATCACTTCTTCAGCCCACCGCGTCTCGGGTGCCCACACGCGGCCCGAGGCAAATATGTCGGATACGGCATTGAGGCGGCTAATCTTGTCGTTCCCCTTGGTGGGCGTGAACTCTTGCACCGGGATACCCATTGACCGCATTTCGTAAATCAGCGGCGCACCCGATGCCTTCTTCTCGATAATAACACCGTCTGGTTGCCATTCCTTATACTGTGCAATGGCTATCCGCTTCAACTCCGGGAATTCCATCCGATCGCGGAAGGCATTCAAGAGAATAATGTGGGCCTGCATCTTACCCTTATCCGCCGCGCTGACCTCGGGGTCGGAGCCGTCGTCGGCACGATAAAAAACTCCCCACGTCGTGCACGCAGAATAGTCCGCCCGATTGTGTTTCTCGAACGCGGTGTCCCACGACATGAGCACAAACTCACAATCCGGCGGGTCGTCTTTCTCCCATACCTGCCACCACTCTCGCTTAACAATAGCGCTGGCTTCACTCGTTGGATCTTGCATGTACTGCGCCATCCACTTCGGGTACGGCAGTTCATTCCGCAAAACCTCTAGTTCCGTTAGCGGCCAAAACTCCGGCCATACCGGCTTGCCACTCGGCATGATGGCGGGGAACTCAATGACCTCCCACTCCTCACCGTCACGCTGCGCCGCCGCCTTGAGTACTTGTGCTGTCAGATCTCGTTTCGACCACCGCGTCATGACGATCACAATGGCCCCGCCGGGTTGTAGCCGCTGGCGTGGACCGGAGGTGTACCACTCGTAAACCCCGTCGTAAATCTCAGGATTAGACTCCGCCGCGCGCGCTTCCTGCTCGGAGTGAGGGTCGTCGATAATCAACAGGTCGGCACCCTTCCCCGTTACCGTACCCCCGACGCCAATGGCGAAGTAGTCGCCACCCTTACTGGTGTTCCAACGACCTGCTGCCTTGCTGTCCGACTGCAAAACCGTGTCCGAAAATACGGCACGATAGGGAGACTCATCCACGAGATTTCGGACCTTACGCCCGAACCCTACCGCTAACTCCGCCGTGTTCGACGTCTGAATAATCTTCTTGGCAGGAAACTTCCCCAAGAACCACGCGGGCAGTAGGTAGGAGGCAAACTCACTTTTGGTGTGGCGGGGAGCCATATTAATAATTAACCGTTTGCACTCCCCGCGCGCAACCTTCTCAAAGGCTTTCGCCATAATCTTGTGGTGACGACCGGATATAAATCCGGGCCACATGCGCTTAACGAACTCTAGGAAATCTTCTCTACATAATTCCCTGCTTTGAAGCTCCTCGTAACGATTTAAATCCGCCAGTAAGTCCCGCTGCTCCTCTTCCGGCAGATTCGGTAGCGTCTTTAATAGGGCCTTTAACGCCGTGGGATCTAAGACCGGGATGGCCGTCATAATTCCTCGTTCTCTTCGTCTGGCTCTACGTCTTCAATATCTTCATCCGTTATTTCTTCAAATTCTGCGTCTACTGGCACGGCATTACCCGCCGCTTCTGCGCGAGCTAGAATCTGTTGGATCTTGCTGGTAATAGTGGCTTCTAACAACGCGGTAGATGTCTGCGTTACAGTCACTTCACTCTTCTCCACGAACAGCCCCACGTCGGACACCTTCCCTAATAACTCCAGCGCCCGTAGGACGTCTGAAGTTTTTTTGTTTTCTTTTGATCCGGAGATCTCTACCAACTTATTCGTAATATACGTGCGAAGCTGGGCAGCATCATGGACTACCTGCCTATCATACTCGTTTAATATTGCCGCTAATTTGGCGGCTGTGGCCGTGTTATACACACGGTTCTGCTTAGCCAAGAACGCTGGGGGCATCCCTTTTTCCACGTCTTTTAGGCTGTCAGGTAATTTAAACGCGGTATCTTCTACTTCTTGGGTATTCATGTTTTTCCAACTTTTAGATATTCCTTGGTTTTTGATCCAAGGGTTAATTCTAATCGGGCGTTATTAAATAGCCGGTACGCCATTTTTGAAGCGTCTTCTAAATTAAGTCCCGGGTCGCGCGCTAGGGTATCACGAATATCTGTCTCTAAATCCATGCCCAGATCTAATAGCAGCCTGACGGTTTTGTCCGCTATTTCTGCATAATACGCCGATTTCCTTAAGGGAAGCATCTTCTCTGGAGGCCGGTACCGGGCTATTGGAATCCCCTTGGTAGGGGTTATCTCTACGCACTTCTTCACGGTTTTTGTGCCGTTATTCAAACTCTTAAAATACACCTAAAAAATTTAAAAATATACCCCCCGGGGGTGCCGATTTAGAAAGACTATGGGGGGGGTGTTGCGTGGATGGTGCAGTGCAATTCTACCTACCCCCACTTTCTATTGTGCAGTGCAGCAAAAGTCAATTTTATGTGATCGCGCGAGTAAATTATTAAGCAGCAGCAGCGTGGGACTCCTTCGGAGAATCTGGGGGGTGGGGGGTCGCTCGGCGGCGGCGCGGCGCGGCGCGGGCGCAGGGGCAAGGCATCGGCGGCGGCGGTACCGGCGAGAGGGTGGCCCCGGCACTATCGGCGAGTCAGGGTATACTGTCCCCTAGTCGCGAGCATATCGCCCGCGTCGCTGGTGACATGTCACCGGATTAACTGACGAATGACAAAGGATAATAGACGATGGAAAACATAGATAATGCTGGCGCGCTAGCGCTGGCCGCTAACGTTCCTACTAATGCGCTGGTGCTACCTAGCGGCACGGGGCCGGTAGTGTTCGACACACTGCAACACGCGATTGCTGCCGTTAAATCGATAATCGCGAATCGCGACACCACTAGTGCGATTCGCGAAACGCGAGTTTATAGCGGTGTCGCTGCTAGCATAGCGGCAGAGTACTCCGCTAGTTCGATTATCGTAGGGCTTGAAGAATTCCAATTCGACCAGATGGTGACCGCCACAGTTAATGCTATGACTTGTGCAGACACCAAGAACCCACTGCGCAAGAGTGTGCAAACCCAAGTTAGTCGCGCGATTCGCACGCTGCGCGATAGCGATGCGGGTGACATCTATGTCTGGCCACCGAGTAAGGACAAAAAGATTGTCGCTCCCGCCGCAAAATTAATTCGAGCGTGGATTGATGCCGCGTCCAGCGAAAGAGTGACGGCACTGCTAGACTTGATACCGGCAGCTATCGAGCTCGCCGATAATCGCGCGGCCGATTCTCTCGCCGCGCGTGATGCCGCGCGTGATGCGGTGCTCGCGAACATGAGCGATGCCGATCGTATGACTCTCGGATTTTACTAGCCTACCTACTCGCCGCGCCCGCCGCGTTCCATGTGGAATGCGGCGGGCGCGGTTTCTTTTTTGCGCGCCGGGAACTGGCAAGGAATCACCGGACGCACGCACTGGGTGACATGTCACCCAAAACCAAAAGATAATAGAGGGAATGAAATGAACTATAGCGAACAAGATATGGAATACACCGCCGCAGATATTGCTGCGGCGGTTCGGGCAGCGGCCATCGACAAGGACGACAATTGGCGTGCCGAATGGCACGCGCTTTGGAACATATACAATCGGGTCGTTAAGCGGGCCGCGTACCGCGCGGCCCAACGCAAGCGCATTCGTGCGCGTAAACGCCGCTAACAGCGGCGCACCGTCACCAGCCCCTCGCGGGGCTGGTGACGTGTTACCCAAAACCAAAACCAAAAGGAACTAAGACATGGGACATGTAGAGAACAGACAGAATCTTGGCGTTATATTAAATTTAACGCAACACCCCTCGACACCCGAACAGAGAGACGCCGGTGTTATGGATTTCGGCGGCGAGACGTTAACAGCGCTCAAAGCGCTATTGACGTTCGAGAGACGGCCGTCTGGATTGGAGGTTTCGCAAATGGCGCAAGCCATTGCGCGCCTCGCCGCAGATTTTCTGCGGCACGAAAACATAGGGATGGCGAAACATCGCGCCATGATCGGGGGCGCTCCCTACCTGATGGCCCCGCTGGAACACGAGCTCTTAGCTCGTGGTATCCAATCTTTGTACGCGTTTTCCCAACGCGAAAGCGTTGAGGAAGTGCAGGCCGATGGTTCGGTTTTGAAAGAGAACATCTTCCGCCACGAGGGATTTATTCCCGGACACTACCAATAAGTCTTAGACAAACGTCACCACACAGAATTTATTCTGTGTGGTGACAATTTTTTTGGTGCGAAAAAAACTGGTCAGGAAATCACCAGACGCATTGCCTAGCAATTATCGTGCCAAAAAGCAATGTTCAAATGTTCCAATTTGAATTTTGCAATGTTCCGTCGTAAGTCATTGATTACATGGCTTTGTTCCGAATGTTCCGAATGTTACGTTTTCAGCGTACACACAGACATATGTAAACCTGAAACCGTTCCTAAAACCGTGATAGTGACACTGTTACCCCCTTAAACAAATTTATATGAATATTTTTAAAAAGGGGAACAAATGAACATTCACGCTTGGTATGTAGTTTGCATGGAGCGGCGTTTACGCGCGCGGACACGCAGAAATGGTCTCACACACCCACATATGTTTGTGTATGCGCTAGAACCGGAACATTACGTTTTTTCGGAACATTACTTACAAATCAATAACTTGCGCCGGAACATTGCTCGGAACATTAGGCGGTGTTTTGGAACATTGCAAGTTACAGTGGCCTATTTAGGGCAATTTAGCGCCCAAACATAGGCAAAACCCAACGGGTAACAATGTTACCCAAACAAAAGAGAGATATAAGATGGACGAATTAATCAGCAAAGAAGTCATGGGCGGCATCCAATCGACCGCCAAATCGGCGGTTTTGGTCCGCCTTCCCATAGCAATGTGGGGCGGGAAGAAAGTTGACAAAGACATTACTGCGGCGGTGCATGCGCAGCACAGCGCTACCGGCGGTAAAGCGTCAGGTTCTTGGCACAAATTCTTGCTGCCTAATTGCAAGGAATTTAAGTCATTGCAAGACTTGGTTAGAAAAACCAAGGAACAGCACAACTTAATCACTTCGCCTTGGGACGGCAGAGGGCAGAACATTCTGCCCAATAAGTTTAGAATAAACCACTTTAAGTTTTTAAACGAACAGAAGCTCAAGTATTGGGAGTTACTTGAAGCGTTCAAGGAAGCCTACCCACAAGCAGTATTGAACGAGCGCGACTTGCCAACGCTCGCCAAATCGTGGAACGCCGACGACTATCCGCCGGTGGAGAAAATGTTTGACGGCAAGCGGTTTGACTTTGACTTTTTCTCTGAGCCTGTACCAACTACAGATTGGAGAATCGAACTGGAGGAATCCGGACGTGAGGAACTCAACGAGCAATTAAACCGCGTACATAACTCACGTATGGCGAACGCTATGCAAGGGCTATGGGAGAAATTGCGCGAGCCGTTGGAGACTATGTCGAAACGGCTCGCCGACCATCCGCCGATCATGGGCGAGACGGAAGATGGGATTGCCATCGTAGTCAAACCCAGCCGCGCGCAGGGATTTCACCAGACTCTTATCACCAATATCTCAGAAATTGTCGATGTCCTCGACGATCTGAATTTTACCGGCGACGAGAAGTTATCAGAAACGTCGCGTGCAGTTCGCGCGATGCTGTCAGGTACTGACTACGATGCGCTAAAGGGTTCATCCCGCGAGCGGATGAAAACCAAGGAAGCAGTAGACAATTTGCTTTCTAAATTCGAGTTCTAATAACAACGCCGGGGGAAACCCCGGCAAACTAAGGAATAAGACATGTCAAGGTGGAATAGCTACATAAGCTGGATACAAAGCGAAGTGGACGCAGCAATAATCGCACATTACGAGGCGACGTTAAAAGTGCAGAAACTGAGGGAAAAATTGCACGGAGCGTGCCACGATGCCGCGAAAGCGGAGCGCGAAGCGCGCCAAGAAGCACATAACAAAGCTCTGAAATGGGCTACGGATAACATAACAAATAGGGAACTGGCGAGTCAACAACAACAAAACGAGTTATAAGGAATAAGACAATGGAACTAAGCTCCCAAGATTGGGAAGTTATAAACAGGCTACGTAGGGAAGGATGCGCCCTCGTGGTGTTCTTACCCCACGAATTATTAGAGGCTGCGCCAGACGCAGTAGAAGACCGCATGACAGAGGCCGGATGGCAGGTCATCGAACCAACGTAACCAAACTAAACAACACCACCACCCCGCCCGGTGACATGTTACCGGGCAAATTTAAAAGAGATAAGACAATGCCAATATTTGCAACACACCAAGAAGCTATTAACCTAATCTTAAAAGATAGAGAGAATACGTATCTTATTCTCGGCGAGCCCGGCATTGGTAAGACGTCACTCGGCGAGCAACTCGCCGCAGCGGCGGGATTACCGTACGTGCAGATTGCTGCACCAAGCAAGTCCGACCCTGCGGAGTTCGGCATGCAGATTCCAGACCGGGAGCAGTGGAAGCTGCGGTTTATGGGTAACGATACCTACAAATGGGACGAGCCCGCCGTCTATAACATAGACGAGATCACCAAGGCGAGTTCAGGCACCAAGACATTCTTGTCTGGGTTAGCCGACAAACCCCGCCGCATTGGCGACGTGCTAATCCACCCGCAATCTATTATTTACCAGACTGGTAATCTAAATTCGGATGCTGTGGGTGATTCTCAGCCCAAGAATATTACCAATCGGGTCGTGACTATTATCCTAGGCAAGCCTAGCCGAGACGCGATGTTCGCGTTTGGCCTAGAGGCGGGCTGGGCGCACATGATGCTGGGCTGGGTTAATACGACAGAAGGTATCATGGCGAGTTATTTAGACTCGGATTTTGACAGTGAGAACCGGATTGTGTTCAACCCCAGAAAAACCACGATGGAGGTGATACAGGCGTTTGTGTCACCCAGATCGTTGGCGGCGATGGACAAGACCGTCAAGATTTTTGAGAGTCTTGACGAGCGCGGCCAGCCGGGGCTAACGGTACGTGAGATGCGCATCGCCGCGCAGGGTCACGTGGGTGAGTTTGCAGCTAACTCTTTTATGCGTTACATGCAGGCCGGGAATTCTATCCCGATGCCACGCGAGATTGTCGAGCGGCCAAACGGGTGTCATATCCCCGATGGCCCCGCTGGGCAAGCAATGGTAGCGCTTAATGCTACCAAGTGGCTGCTACGCGCAGTGGACGGTACCCAGATTTTCGAGAAACCGGACAGCAAGTACGGCGATCCGTTCCTGCCCCATGAGATTGTCAATCGTTGGTACGTATATATGGGGCGGCTAGAGCCAGAATCCCGTGCGTTGTTCTGGATGACCGCAGCAAGTCCCGTCAAGGACAAGAACGTGCGATCCGGTACCAAGTCCGCGTTGTACGACGCATTGGTTAACTCAGACAGTTATAGAAGGTTCGCC